GACAATACTCAGTGTCGTATGTAAGAAGGTTTTTTACGGGTTAGAACTGCGTAAAAAGAGCGCAGGAATTAGCAGGGACATAGAGGAAAAATAAATGATCTGCGACTCATGTATACACGTAATCTTTAGAACATATCGCAACGGGCCTAATGAGGAATATTACCGATGGTCATGTGATATTGACGGGAAGGAATTGAACGTTCAGCTTCATGCGTGTACGAGAAAGGAAGAAATGGTTAAGTCGGAGCCTGTTGTTGAAAGTATTGTCGAACCTGCGCTTCCTCCCGTAGAAGAAGTTTCTAAATCAACAAGGTGGAAAAAGCGTGCGAAGTGAAGCCTCCTGCAAACATGATTGGGTATTGTTCTTCCGTAACGGGAAGGCGTGGCTCAGATGCGCTTATTGTCAGAAGGAGATATTGCACCCGTTGGAGGGTGGGAAGGAGATAAGGAGAGAGAAAGATGCCGTGCGGTAAGAGAAAACCTAAACCGAAAGGGAAATAATTGGACATAACCGCCCAACAGATACGAGACAACCTGCCTGAGATTATCGAGCAGATAAAATCGGAGAACGATGCCAAGCGTATCTATTTCTACGCTGAATCGCTGAAGCTTCCGTGGGATGAGAAAGCGCAGCTTCCTATCGGGAAGGAAGGTCGTCCGTGGAAACTTGAGATAGGCGGGGAGGAAATTGTCTTTCCCTATGCCCATCACCGTCAGCGACAGATGACGTATCCCTGGGAAAACCCCACAGAGTTCTGGAGGTTCTTGAATGGAATATTCTTCTGTGCCTTTGCGGGGAATCAGTTCGGGAAGTCCGTATGGCTCACCGCCTGGGTCGTTATGGAATGCCTTGGGATACATCCCCTGCAAACCCTTACGTGGAAAGAAGCCCTTGATATGTGTGGAAAAAGTGAAGCAGACCTGCCCCACGGAGCAAAACTCAACAAAACAATCCGTCCGTTGCCTCCGCTTAGTTGGTGGGTAGTCTCTCCCGACCTGCCGTCAGAGAGTAACGTTAAGACTGAGGACGATACCGCTCTTGTTCAGACCTTTACCGAATGGACACCGAAGGAATCTTATAACTTTCAACGGAAAGCCAAGATAATGACAATCGGCGATTCGTCCGTCAAGTGGTTCGGTCACGACCAGGAAGCCCGTAAATTGAAGGGCGCCAGAGTAGATGGAATAGGGTGGGACGAGGAACCCCCGAAGTCGTTCTGGAACGAAGGTCGGCCCCGTATCATCAAGAAGAAAGGCATCTTCCTTCTCGGCATGACCTCTGACTATGGTTCGTGGACAGGTGAACTCAGACGGCAGAAGAAAGACCCCTCCTACTTCATCGGTGAATTTGATTCTCTTGAAAACCCCTTTATGCCGGACGAACAGCGAAAGAAAGTCCTCGGTTCGATGTCGGAACAGGAATTATATATGCGTAGGTACGGCAAGGACATCTCCTTCAAGGGCAGGGTGTTCGACCCCTTCTCCTATGAAGTCCATGTAAGAAAGCCCTACGATGTGTCCAACGCCAACGTGTCTGCCGTCATCATCGACTGGCATCCTGTTAAGCCGATTGTCATTACTTATCTGCAAATCAACCCGAACAACATCTGGTACACGTGGGCTGAGAACGTAATAGAAGAACACATAGTCGGAACGGTAGCACAGGCCATACGTTCCACACTGACCAAACCTGGTTTCACCGTCCGTGTCAAGAAGTACATCATCGACAAGATTGCACAGGTTGAGCAGATACAGGAAGGCGGGAGCGTCCCAAAGTCCATTATCCAGATGCTTCGTGGCTTTGGCATCTACTGTGAAATAGGCAACCCTAACTTTGATTCAGCCCATACATTCCTCTGCGACAAGATGAAACACCGTGAATGGTACGTTGACCCTTCATGCGCCCTGCACATCGAACAGTTCGACACATGGGGGGCAAAGCGGTATCAGAAAGGCAACCTTGAGGGAACGCTCCGTGACCAGTTGGAAGTTGAGGGCAACGACACCTGCATCAATCACGTCTACGCTTACAACGCCAATCTCAAGTTCCTTGACGCTGTATGGGAAGAACAGGTTGACACGGCATACGTCCACCCACGGGCAAACAGAAGTTCACGGCTGTACGGGAGAGTGTAATGAACGACAAATCTGCATCTGAAATGGTTAAGGAACGGTGGAATATCGCAGACCACGGCAGGGAAGAATATGCGCAACAGGCTATAGAGAACGAAAAACTGTATCGTGCCTACATTGACGAGACTTCTCACCCCTATTTATCCAATATCTGCCTTCCGTGGCCTTACATTATCGTGGAGTCCTACCTCGGCAAGTGTATCCAGATGCTTGCCTCCATGCTTCCTTATGTCCGAGTAGTAGAAGAAGACGATGCTTCACGGGAAAAGGCCAAGATTGTCGAAAAAGATGCCAATATGTGCCTCTACCTTCAGAAATGGCCTATTTTGGCCTACAAAATCTATAAGCAGGCGTTCAAGTACCCCTGCGGATGGATAGAAATTGAGCCGTGGGGAATGGTTGAAGGTCGTGAAATGCCTATTTTTCGCAACCGCAACTGGTTCAACACATGGGTGAACCCCACAATCACCGATTTTGCCGACCCCGATGCGTTTGTTATCACCGTTGACTACGTTCCTGCATGGGAACTGAAGAAATTAGAGGGGAATCCTGACTATAAGAATCTCAGTAATATCAGAGTTCACGAGGGAAACATCTACACGCAGGAAGAAGAAGCCGTTCAAGCGTTCAAAGGCATTCCATCACGGCAGAACGATGTCTATTCTCAGCTTGTGAAGGTCACAAAATACTGGTCGCACAACGATTTTATCATTATAACAGGTGAAGATAACGTAGTTCGCAACGATGAAGAAAATTTTCTCGGTTTTATACCTTTTCGGAAGATAACTCCCATCCCTCTTGAAGATGAATTCTACGGAATGTCCATTCTTGAGGAAGGAAAGGGGCTTTTTGACGAGATAAACGAGAATGAGAACCAGTTTAACGATGCTGTCAACCTCATGCTCAACCCACAATGGATAATTTCCCGTGGGGCTGACGTAAAACGGTCAACAATAGTAGCGAAAAGCGGTGGGATTCTCTTTACAGACGATGTAAACGGGGTTGTTCCAATGAAAGTTGACTGGAACATCCTTACCGCAGCCCTCAACCGTAAGGGGAGGATAGAACAGGACATCCAGAGTTATTCCAATGCGTTTCCTCAGATGCGTGGCGCACCACAGGCAGGACAGAGGACGGCAACGAGCGACATGATTATGCAGTCAGCCGGAGAATTGCGGTCTGACACCTATAATCTGCTTCTTTCCATGATGTCAGTCGAGGAAATGGTGCGTGACATCGTTCATTTGAAGCAAATCTTTATGACAGAGGATACATCCTTCTATTACTGGCCTGATAAATCGCCAGTTACAGCCACACCAGACGATTACAACGGGAATTTCACTTACAAGGCCGTTTCTCAGTACAAAATGGCAAAGGAAATTGAAAGAAAACAGTTTATCGAGGCTATGACGATGGTGTGGAGCAATCAGGCGTTCCTGCCGTTTGTCGGCCCTAAAGCGGTTGAATGGTTAGGAAGACTTCTTGACTATTTTGGCATACGGGATACACAGCAGCTTTATAGCAACCCACAGGAAGAAATGTTGATGAATATGATGATGATGCTTATGGGAAACGGGGGTGGTCAGCCACAGCAACCAGCCTTGGGAGAACGTGAGATGCGTATGCCGGAACAGACTCCAAACCCTGAGAACATGGGGATGATGGGAGGCATGTTAGGTGCGTAAGGCTTCAAGCCATACCCTTGATGTTTTAGAAGCACAGGCCATCAGGAACGAGAACCCCGACCTTGCAGTGTGGAAAGAACTTTCTATTTCATTCGGCAAGGACTTGTTCGGTTTTATAGATAACAATATCACGGCAGCAGAGGAGGATTGGAAACGGGCTTTATACAACATCGAAGACGAGAAGATTATCAACCTTCGTTATTCGATACGGTCAAAGATTCAGACGCTACGGGCATTGAGAAGCAAGATAGAGGATGCTCCAACCATGTATGACAGGGTGGAGCAGATACTATCAAATAAAACATAGAGGTGATTTATGGCAGATAGCTCAAATGTGAACTCTGAAGACATTCTTCAGCAAATCAGCGAGCAAACGAACCAACTGGCAGAGGCAGAACCGGAAGTTGAGGAAACTCAAGTCGAGGTTCAGGGAGAACAGGTAGAGGAAGGTGCAGAGGAACAGCCTGTCGAAACTTCGCAGGAAGAAACGGAACAGGAAGCCGAAGCACAGGCCGAAACGGTAACTCCCATGAGGATCAAATACAAGGGCAAAGAAGTCGATATTCCCGCAGAAAAGATACGGGAATACGTTCAGAAAGGCTACAAGGTAGAGGATACCCTTCGTCAACTCAAAGAGAAGGAACGTGAGATTACGACCAAAGCAGGGGGGAATGAGCCCTTTGACTTTTCCAAGGCGAATGAAGATTTCGTCCGGCAACTTCAGGAAAATCCGCTCGGTACGCTCATGCAGTTTAATAAGATGACCTACGAGCAGGTGAAGACTGAGGAAGTCAGGCAACGTAAACTTGACCGTCAATTTGAGCGTGAGATGTCGGCAACCATTCCCCACTGGAATGCAATAGCCGACACTTATCACGAATATAGGGACGATGGGAAAGAACCTGAAATCGCAGTGGCTTTGGCTGAAGCAGACTTCTTCAAAAACTTGTATCTTGAATCCAAACAGGCGGGGGTAAAGGAAGGCGTACAAAAAGCAACCCTAAAACAGAAAGCGGTTATGCCATCTGGAGGAAAGAAGGCAACCGTATTAGATCAGGGAACCCCTTCTGTGGACGATATTAGCAGAATGACAAGCGACCAGATACTTCAAAAACACTTTGGGGGAAAGGTATATAAAAACCCCAACTGGTAGTTTGTTGGGAGACAAATAAATGGCGACAAACACTTCTTCAAACAGCAAATTAGCACAGCTCATCCCCATCTATTACGAGAGGAGGATGCTGGAAAGGCTAAAACCACAGCTTTTATTCCATCAGTTCGGTGAGAAGAAAGCCCTTCCGAAAAACGAAGGTGCGAGCGTCTACTGGCACAGATGGAATTCGACCAAGATGGGCAGGCTCATCTCTGAGTCTGGTGCTGGAGCGGGTCAGGGTCTTTCCGCAACCCGTGTCAGCGCAGCCCTCTACATGGTCGGTCATCACGCAGTAGTGACAACCTACATCGACATGGTTTCCATCAACTCTGTCGTGCAGGGAGCAATCGACCTCTTTGCCGATTCTTCGGCAGTAACCCTTGATTTTATGACCTCCAGACTCTTGCTCTGGAGAAGGGCTTCCGCTTCAGCGCAGTTTCAGGTATCTGCGGCTGGTGGTTATCTTGGCGACAGACCCGGGTGCCTCTCAGCAGGAACCTATTCTAAATGTCTGTCTGCATCTTCTTGGCAGGCTCCTGTATGGTCTATCAACGATTTCTCGACCAGAAGCAAAGCCATCAGCGCACTTTATGGTGGAAATTCGGCAACGGCATGGACACCGAACATCTTTAGGACAATCGCCCTGAAACTCAAGGTGAAAAACGCCCTCAGATTTGAGGACGGGTATTACAAAGCTATCATGCACCCCGATGTGGTCAACCAGCTTCGTGGAAGTTCTGCTTTCATCGACCTCCATAAGTATGTTGAGACTGGTGCTGAAACCTTTGCCAAGGGTACTTTACGGCAGGGTGGAGAACGTGGCCTTGCAGGTGTTATCGAAGGATTCAAGATTTATGAGTCCACGGAAGCACCTCTGTTCACGACCTCGGGCGCATTTGGCGGGACGGCAAACGGTACAAGGGCGCAATGCTCCGCTTACGGTGGAGGCCGTCTGTACTTCAACTTCTTCTTCGGCAAGAACGCTTACGGTGTCACGGACTTTGACGGAGGTATCCGTACCTTTATCAAGACCCCTGGCCCTGGCGACACAAGCAACCCGTTGAACCTCTATTCTACTATCGGCTACCGACTTATCTACACGGCAAAAGTGCTGAACAACAGCGCATGTCTGTGGGTAGTGAACGGCAGGCCAACTACTGTCGGCGCATAGACTAACTGGGGCGGGTAAACCGCCCCTTTTCTAAAACTATGGTTGAAGAAATATCTGTAAAAGAATGGTTTGACCTAAAGAAAAGAAGGGACGAACAGATTAACGAGTGGGCTAAAGACGTGAAGGTAAAGCGATGTTCATGTGGAAACGCATATTCCTACGGCTATTATCCTGTATGGGAAGACCCAGGAGCGTGTCAGGGATGCCGTGGAGCGGAGGGAGACTTTATAGCGTGAAGGAACCAAAGGTAAGTTTAATTGTACCGGGATACAAATGTGACGAGTTTGTTTCAAGAAACATAGAATCCATCTTTGACCAAGACTACGGGAACTACGAGATAATCTTTGTTCCGAATGGACAATGGGAAACGAAGGATGGGCTTGTTAAGTCAATATCTGAAAAGTACGGTGATAAGGTAAAGATACTTAATCTTGAACAAGGCAACCTCGGCAACGCTAACAACGAAGGGTTTGCAGTATCAACGGGTGATATTATCAGCCATCTGTCTTCTGACCTGTACCTCATGCCGGGAGCATTGCGGAACTGGGTGGAGGCGTTTGACGAGAATCCGTCCTGTGGCATGGTCTATTCAGGGTATAACCTTGTAAGCCCAAATCCCCTTGAGATATATCATTCCAACCCTTATGACCGTTATCACCTTGAATGTGAGAACTTCATAGACGGGGCTAATCCTGTACGGCGTGAGAATTGGAAACCGTGGAGCACAGACCTGAAATCCCTTATCGACTGGGACTGGGCGTTATCCATCACGGAAGGGACAAATGCTTTCTATATTAAAGAACCTCTTTACTACGCTGAGAAACCGAAAGATGGCGGTCTTTCGATGGATTCAAGCACAAACTGGGTGAGAAGAAGGCGCCAGGTACAGGAGAAGCACGGGATACCCGACAGAAAGATTTGCATAACTTCCCTCGTAGACTCAGACCTTGCTCTCCAGATTGCCAAGATGACGGGATTTGATTTTCGTCTGTACCCTGGAGCGAAGCCCCACGAGTACCGTCTTATTTACTGCTACGGTTTTATGTGCAGCGCAGAGGAAATACAACGGTCAACGGGCATCTTTTTCCAGCACTACGGGCATAAGATTATTCAATGGACAGGGCCGGACATCAACAGCCTTATGGCTTCATGGAACCTCAATTCAGCCATGTACTATGTTGATTTGGTTTTAAAGCGTATCAACTCTCACTGGGTAATGAATAGGAAGGGAGAAGACATCCTGCGATGGCTGCACCTTGAACCGGAACAGCATTTGCTTCCCGTGGAGATAAACGAAGATTCAGGTAAGAGGGGCGCCATATCGGTGAATGACCCTGACCTTGCAGACCAACTGAGAAGGGCTATGCCTGACCAGGAGATAGTCGTCAACGATATTACCTGTCAGATAACGGTTCATTTTGACGACAGGATAACCAACGTGACTCATTCTCTGTGCAGGGGTAATCACGTTATTACCAATCAGCAACTTCCAGGGGCTTACTTCATCGAAGGTTTTACCAACGTGCCTGAGTTGAGAAAGATGATAGCCCACACGGTACGGAAGATACAGAGATACAAACTGGAAGTGAGCAAGGATGACATTAACTATTATCGGCTACGGGTCAATCCAGAGCATTTCAAAAAACGCCTTGAGAAGATTGCAGCGAAGGAAATCAAGAAGTATGCTCGGCTTGAGGAAATTACACCAGAAACACGCAGTTTATTCAATTAGGAGGGATTGAATGAAAAGTGCTGTCATCGGTTTAGGGGAAACAGGAAAACCCCTGTTTGAGATTTTGAGCAACTATCACGAAGTGGATGGCATTGATTTGAAGGATTGCAGAAACCCTATACCAAAGAATTATGAGGTTATCAACATCTGCATCCCGTATTCTGAAAACTTTGTTCAGGTTGTACGTGATTATCAGGATTTGTTTAACCAACCATTAACAATTATCCATTCCACCGTACCAATAGGGACAACGAGTAAGATAAATAATGCTGTCCATAGCCCGATTCTTGGTAGGCATGACAGGATGAAAAAAGATTTGAAAGCCTACAAGAAGTGGATAGGTGGTGAGTTTGCTGATGAAGCGAGGGATTATTTTCAAGGGGCAGGTTTCTATTGTGAATGCGTCCCAACCTCACAGGAAACGGAAGCCCTGAAAC